AAGGGTGCTAGTGGGCCTGAAAGAGCCAAAGGTGTTGGACGTATTCTGGGTGAAATACTGTCCGCTGCGGCAAAACAAACAACCGCGCAATCTACTGCGGCAGGCGTAACTGATGTTAAAAAACAAGGCGAAGCACTGTTGGGCAACGCACTAAAACAAGCTATGCCCCCGGCTCAACCAAAGCAAACCCGAACAAGTGTTCCAGATGTGCAGCCGGGAGGTTTGCCTGAACAACAAATGATACCGGGACAGCAGCCTAGTCTACGAGAAAGAGCCGCCCAAAACCCTGCGGCGGCGGCTACTTTACTTGGTGGTTTGGGAAGTGCAGGGCTGCTTTAGTCTTCAAGCTCCATGACAGTAGATGCAGAACCAATGCCGCCTGTACTGGCGGGTCTATAACCACGCTTGGCGTTCTGTATCTGCATGTAAGCAACGTCGATCAGCCTTGAAAGCTGACGCCCCAATGGTCTGTCCTCTTGCGCTGCAACATATTTCAATTTATCGTATGCCTCTGTTGTAAGGCCAACAGACTTGTATTCTTTTGGATTTGGCATAAAGGTTCCTTTCCCAAACATGGCGTCACAAAGACCATATAATCCCAGAAGATTTGGGTCAAGGCCCAAGTACGGTAATAAGAAAGTTGTGGTTCACAACATCAAGTTCGATTCAAAGTGGGAATCAGAACGCTATTTATATCTACACGCATTAGAACGGGCTGGCACCGTCAGAAACTTGGAACTGCAAGTCAGGTTCAATCTGATCGTTAATGACCAGAAGATATGCGCCTATGTTGCCGACTTTAGATACGAACGCGAGAACAAAGATGGCGTGTGGGAACAAATTGTTGAAGACGCAAAAGGCGTGGAAACCCCTGAATTTAAACTAAAAAAGAAGCTGATGAAGGCTTGTTTAGGCATTGAAATATATTTAACCAAAAAAAATAGTTGACACGTATGCCAGCACTTGCTAGGTATTGGGAACTTGTAGCAAAGAAGGAATATACGCATGAACAGTATGGAACTGTTTGAGCGGCGCGACGAACTCAAGTCAGTAATCACTGACCTTCGTGCCGAACTCAAAAACGTAGAAGATCAACTATCAGATTTATTTCTGCCATTGGCGCGTGATGCGCTACGGGCAGACGGTAAAGACTTTGGTACTGCACATATTGTCGAGGGCAATGTGGCTATGAAAGTCAACGTTGGTAAAAAGGTCACTTGGGATCAAGACGTACTGCGTGACACATTCAACAGCATGACGCCTGAGAATGCACAGCACTACGCAAAGCTGACCTACGCTGTGGAAGAGCGCAAATATACAACCGCTCCACCCGCAATTAAAGCAACACTAGAAGCCGCCCGTACTACAGAAGTCGGACGCTTTACAGTAGAAGTCGAGGACAAGTAATGGGTTTCCAAATCATCACAGCCGATCAACGGCTATCTGAAAAGAAAGGTCACAAGATTGTGATCTGTGGTCAAAGCGGTGTGGGTAAAACCACACTCGCTAGAACTCTGGGCGAACGCACATTGTTCGTTGACCTAGAAGCTGGTGACTCAGCTATCGAAGGGCATCCCATTGATGTAATGCGTCCGCAGTCATGGCCTGAGTGTCGTGATCTTGCATGCTATCTTGGTGGGCCAAACCCATCACTAGCAGAAGATCAGCCATACAGCCAAGCACACTATGATTTTCTGTGTGCAGAAGAGGGTGATCCAACTGCGCTAGTAGCAAAGTATGACACGCTGTTTGTGGACTCAATTACAGTAGCAGGACGCTTGTGCTTTTCGTGGTGCCAGCAACAACCAGAGTCGCGGTCTGACCGCACAGGTAAACTGGATACACGCGCAGCATATGGGTTGCATGGTCGTGAAATGATGCAGTGGCTAACCCACTTGCAGCACATACGCGAAAAGAATGTGATCTTTGTTGGCATCTTGGATGAAACCACAGATGACTACAGCCGCAAGCAATACAACTTGCAGATCGAAGGCAGCAAGACAGGGCGCGAATTGCCCGGAATTGTTGATGAAGTAATTACAATGGCGATCTTAACAGGTGAAAATGGGCCGTACCGCGCATTTATCTGTCAGCCATTGAATGAATGGGGCTATCCTGCCAAGGATAGGTCTGGTCGATTGGCTACACTTGAGGAACCACACTTGGGTAAACTTATCGACAAAATGAGTTCACAACTTTCAGCAAATGGGAAACCGTTGAATTTTGTAAAACCAGAAACGCAGCAAAGCGAAGGAAATAAAAATGTTTAATCTTAATGAAACACCAGCAGATGATGGCGGAAACCGTGAGTTTTCGCTCATTCCAAACGGCGCAATCAGTCGTGCAGTTATCGTTGTTAAAAGCGGCGATATTGAACTGCCTGAGTTTGGTCAGGGCCAGTGGTTCAAACAATCACAAAGTTCCGCCGCAAAGTGGATGGAACTAGAATTTACCTGCATCGGCGGTGAGTTCGACAGACGTAAGTTCTGGTCTAAAATCTTTGTTGATGGCAACAAGATGGGCAAGAGCGGTATGCCGTTGGCTAAAGAAATTGGCCTGCGAACACTGCGTCAGATTGTAGAAAGTGCAAACAATCTAAAGTCCAGCGATATGTCGGACGAAGCCCAACAGCGCAGAAATATCTCTGGCGTGTTTGACTTGAACGCTATGGAAATTTGTGCCAAGATTGGCATTAAGAAAGGCACCAACGGCTATAGCGATCAAAATCAATTGATGGCTGCGTTAACGCCAGATCAAAAGGGGTTCATTGCTACAGCGTCAGCGCCAATGCAATCAACGCCAGCAGCGCAAGCAGGATACCAGCAACCACAGGCACCAGCACCGCAAGCTGGAAGTCCCGTGCCAAGCTGGGCGCAGAGGTAGTAGCGGCAAGGCCATTCCGCGCCTGCTACCAAGGATGGGGGGCCTTGGGCCGTGAACCCCCCAACTTTCTTTTAGCGAAGAGGACAATCAAATGATATTACGCCCCTATCAAGAGGTGGCGATTTCAGACGCATTAAATGCTCTGGACGCCCACAAAAATACAATCGTAGTTGCTCCCACAGGCGCAGGCAAAACTATTATGTTGTCTGCGCTAATTGGTAAAAGGCACAAAGAAGGCAAGCGCATTCTTGTGTTGCAGCACCGCGACGAACTTGTAGCGCAAAACCGCGAAAAGTTTTTAAAGGTAAACCCAAACATATCCACCAGTATCGTCAATGGCACGATTAAAAAGTGGGACGGTGATACCATATTCTCAATGGTGCAAACCCTGTCACGCGAAAACAATCTGCGCCACAGACCCAAGTTCGATATGGTTGTTGTAGATGAAAGCCACCATGTAGCCGCTGATACCTATATGCGGATTATCGAAGCGGTCAAAGAAGACAACGAACACGCTGAGATAGTTGGCTTTACAGCCACGCCTAATCGCGGGGATGGTAAAGGTCTGCGCAGTATATTTAATAATTGCTCACACCAAATAGAATTAGCCACACTGATACGCGAAGGCTTTCTGGTGCCACCGAAGGCTTACGTTGTCGATGTTGGCGTCACAGAGGCTCTGGAAGGGGTCACACGGCGCGGTAATGACTTCGACATGGACGAGGTTGCGCGAATAATGAATAAGCGCGTCATTAACGAGCGTGTGGTCAATGAATGGCAAGACCGCGCAGGGGATCGAAAGACCGTTGTATTCTGCTCCACAATCAACCACGCACAAGACTTGCTGGATATGTTTATCGAACATGACATAAACGCAGAAATGGTTATCGGTGATACGCCCAAGCCAGAACGCAAACAAATTCTGCATGACCTTGAGTTCGGTGACGTACAAGTTGTGGTAAACGTAGCAGTGCTGACCGAAGGCTTTGATGCACCGCCTGTATCTTGTGTGGTTCTAACCAGACCCTGCTCATTTAAATCAACAATGGTGCAAATGATTGGGCGCGGTCTGCGCATTCTTGATCCAGAGATTTATCCTGACCAGATCAAGAAAGACTGTATTGTGCTAGACTTCGGTAGCAGCATTCTAACGCATGGTGCGTTGGATGAAGCAGCTAACCTAGATGGCAAGCCCAAAGACCCCAACGGGGAAGCGCCAGAAAAACAATGTCCAGAGTGCGGATTCATCAACCCTCTTAACGTCAGAATGTGCGTTGAGTGTGGCTATGAGTTCCAAAGCCAAGACACAGAAGAATTGGTGGACTTTACGCTAACAGAATACGACCTCATGGAACTATCACCGTTTCTATGGATGGACATATTCGGCAATGGCTCATGCCTCATGGCAATGGGCTTCAATGGCTTTGGTGTAGTCGGCACAGTAGGTGATACATCTATTGGGCTAGTCAAGGCTCAGAACGGGCGCAAGGTGCGCTCAGTCGCCATTGGCGGTAAAGTGCAAGCCATGTCAGCCGCAGATGACTTCATGCGTGAAATAGAAGACAGCAGCGCAGCCAACAAATCTAAACGCTGGCTCAATGAGAGGGCCACAGACAAGCAACGCAATGCTTTGCGCAGGGGTGGTGTGCAAGTCAGCGCAATGGACTTCTCATGGACAAAATACAAAGCCGCATGCTGGCTAAACTATCTGTGGAACAAAGAACAAATAGATGCAGCCGTGGAAAGAATAGCTGAATGACGTATGAGGCAAAGCCACTCATAACCCTGCGACAGAAAAATAACTGTCCAGTGGTACACGTTTGGAAAAACGGCAAAGAAGTGGCTAGAATAGAATTAACGCCAAGAGAAACAACTGAATTAATAAAAGGCTTGGCAGAAAGGCTGGAAATAAATGGCACGTATAGAACTTGAACTAACAGCCATAGTTTACGACAACAACGAGTTTGAATGTGAAGAATACAAAATCGTTGCCTTTGTATCGGATTGGAACGATGGCGAACAAGTCACCCAAGCCGCGGGAAAGGCAGTGCAAGACCACATGGAACACTCAGAAAAATTCTGTGTCGGGGGCTGCGCAAAAATATTTGTGGATAAAGAAAAAGTAGGGGACGCTGTATTTCAAAACCCGGAAGCAGAAGAGGGGCTATTCGACAAAGCCGAGAAATTGTTCGGGTTAGAAGAGGGGACAATCCATTGAGTTACGAATCAGCAAAAGACCCAATCGAAGAGTTGTCATTCATACTTGGATACTTCGGATGGGGTACGCGGTTCTGCGACCTGACAGAAGAACAAGTGCAAGTGTTGATATTCGCACTGCAAGAATCAAAAAAAATTACGGAGACAGTAAATGTCGGAAACCTTGAAGAAGCCTACTATAAGTCAACAGGCAGTTGGCCTGCTACTTCAATCCCATTCTAGGGAACCAGACCCAATAGCCGAACAAATCAAAGAGGCTGTGGATCAGGGGATCGTCAAAGGCGAAAAGAAACGTGAACGGCGTAAGTATATCGGTGCATCCAGTATCGGTGATGAATGCTCACGCAAAATACAGTACAGATACCTCAACAAACCTATTGATAGTGGCAAGGAATTTACCGCACGAACACTGCGGATATTTCAATTCGGTCATAACATCGAAGACTATGCCGCCAAGTGGATACAGGACGCAGGGTTTGACCTACGCACAGAAGACAAAATGGGTGAACAGTTCGGGTTCTCAATCGCTGACGGTGAAATACGCGGTCACATAGATGGCGTAGTCTGTGATGGCCCCGTAAAAGCGCCGTATCCTATGCTGTGGGAATGCAAATCAGCCAATGACAATAAGTTCAAAGCGTTTGAAAAGCACGGCGTTGCTAAGGCAAATCCAGTGTATGCTACCCAAGTGGCATTGTACCAAGCCTACATGGAGTTAACAGAAACACCTTGTTTGTTCACCGTAGTGAATAAAAACACCAGCGAGATATACTATGAAATAATCCCTTTCAATCAAGGGCTTGCACAGGAAGCCAGCGATAGGGCAGTAAATATCTTGACGGCTGCAAAAGCAAATGACATTCTACCACGCATCGCACAAAGCAAAGATTTCTTTCTTTGCAAGTTCTGTGAGTATCAGGATTCGTGTTGGGGGGAATAATTACAATAGTGGGGCATTCCAAGGCTGATCGGAACACCCCACATTTTGTATCAGGATGAGTGATAAGGACAACATAATGACAATATTACGCTTTGGCAACACAACTAGCCAGCTTACAGAAAAAATTTCTAACCTTGTGCCACGCACAACACAGCTTCAAGATTTGTTCGATACATACCCAAATGGTGTGCGTCACGGCACTACATTTATGATCGGGTCGTTTCAAGGCGAAGCGGGTAGTTCGCTACAAATCAACATAGACATTCATGGCCCCAACTTTATGCGCGGTCAGGATTGGGCCACAGGTGATGGCATCGGGGGTATAACCAAAATACTCATGGAAGGTCGGGGCTGGACTAGCAGAGAAGTCGCCGCGCACTATCAATCGTTCCTCGGAACGACACAAGAGCCAGCGCCAGAAAACCCAATCAAACCCGAACTTGCCAACAGACCAAGCCCGGAACCAATTCCGCTGCAACAACCCGAACAAGTTGCCAAGAAAAAAATCTACACGCTAGATACGCCATTCAGTGAAGAATACATATACACTGACGCTGACGGCGTTGTGCTTGTCACAGTCCGTAAGTACGTTGAAGAAAGCGAAGACGGCGAAGTTAAAAAACAATTCCGCCAGTTTATGAACGGGCGCATGGGTCTGCCAGAACCAAGACCCCTATATAACATCCCGAACATTTTGGATGCAGAAACAGTTATATGGGCAGAAGGCGAAAAATGCGCAGAAGCACTAATCGGGATGGGCTTTGCAGCTACCTGTACTATCGGGGGCGCAGGCATGCTATCGGAACGTGTCGCCCATAAGTTTGATTTCTCACCACTTGAAGGTAAGGACGTAATCCTTTGGCCTGACAACGATAAAGCAGGTCGGGACTTGGCTGCACTCGTAGAACGCCTCGCCAAAGAAGCGGGGGCCAAATCAACTCTCATGCTTCGTGCGCCATTCGGAAAGCCCGAAAAGTGGGATGCCGCAGACGCACTAGACGAACAATTTGACGTTCACAGGTTTATCCGCAGTAGCCAAAGCAAAATCAAAAAGCCAATACACCTACTGGACGATAGCCTAAACATAGGGACTTACTTTGTAGGTCGCGCACCCGAACAAGAGTATCTAATCAACGGGACAATACCACTAGGCGTCCCAACCATATTCGCTGCTGCTGGCGATAGCGGTAAAGGCATGATGACCCTAGACCTCGCAA